CATTAGCTAGCGTAGCTGTAGACGTAGTACCTAAATTAAAGATAGACATTGTTCGTGCTAAACTAATAGCTTGAGCATTAGCGTTAACAGTCTCTGATTTATATGTTACACCTGTCTGTATCTCTACAAGACCAGTACCTGTACCTGACAACCCTAAACTAACATTGGTGTCTGTACCTACAGCTGCGACTTGAGGAACACCTGTTGTTGCAGCGTTACTAATCTGAATCTCATTTACAGCAGAGGCTGTAGGAGTCAATCTAATTATTTCTGCACTATTAACATCATTGATTGCCGTTGTAACATTAGGAGTTACAATGCTTGGAGATGTTAATGTTTTATTTGTTAACGTCTGAGTATGAGCGTTAAATGTAAACTCATCGTTTGTTGCAAGTAACGGTAATGTAATTGTTCTATCTGCCGCTAACTCACTTACACCTACTAAGTACTGATGATTAGCTGATGTATCATTAATCTGAGGAGAAGTTAAAATCGGAACTGTTAATGTTTTATTAACAAGTGTTTGAGTACCACCTACAAGAGCAATAGTGCCGCTTTCACCGGGAAGGTTAACTGATACTGCTGCAGACCCTTCTATAAAACCTAGTGTGGTATTATATGTAAGTCCTTTAAAGATTAAGCCGTTATCTGATAAAGACATCTTTGTAGTAACTTGAGCACTATCACCACCTAGAAGCTGGTATAGTTCTATAAAGTTATCATTGATTTTGCCAGCTGATGCACGTAATGTATCACCTGTACCATCATTGGCTGTAGTGCCTCTATTAATGTTCTGTCTTGCCATTGCTAAGTCCGTATCTGTGGTTAGTTTTATTTATAATGGTTATTATGCTGAATCTGAATCATAGTAAGTATATTTAACTTCATCCATAGTATCGAATATTGCTCTATCTTGAGAGAAGTCTGCAACGTTAGTTGAAGAATCACCGTCCATACTTGGTGAGCTAGTACCAACAAGTTCGCTAATAGATCTATAGTTCTGGTTAAGCTCGTCGATAGAGATATTCTGTATCTCTTCTACTGAACCTGGTAGATCTATTCTTAGTTTGCCGTATGTTCCTCTACCATCTGAATCTACTTCACCTGTTAAGTCTGTTACAAGCAGTCCAGCACCTAGTGCTGCTTCACCTTGTACAACAGGATCAACATTAACAACTTCGAAGTCTGGCATAATACCAAAGTTAAAGCTTCCTGTAGCTTCAAGTAATACTTGTCCTCCGAAATACATACCAGCTGGATGAACAAAGAGCTTATAAGCTTCTCTCCACCTCTCTACAGGAATATCAGCTTTGATTAAGATAGCAAACACTTGATATAGTTTATCATCTGTTAAAAACTTCTGAGAATCAAATCCAATTCTAGAGTCATCTTCACCTATCATAAACCTATCTTCTTTAGTGTATCTTACATCTGGAGTAATACCAAAGAATGTTCTAAAGAACTGTTGTATAGAGTATAGAGTACCTTTGGATCTATAAAGGTTATTAGAGAACTTAGCAGCTGCTCTTTTATTTGTAAACCCTTCGAAGTAAGATTGACCTAGTAGTAGCTCATCTTCAATAAAGGATAACAGAGATAAATCATTAGCTGTAATATCTCTTGCAGTAATAACATCATGCACCAGTCTAGCTGGAGACTGGTCTGAGTCTTCGAATTGATTATACGCTTCAAGTAGCTTAATTAGCTTAGGATAATCTGCTTTAAAGTAGTCTGGAAGGACCTGCTCTACAGCATGATGATCAGTAAACCTATAATCTCTACGTAGGTTATCTTTTAGGGTATAATCTCTAGGCATTTTATACTGACTCTACTATAACTGCTGATGCAAAGGATGGATCTTCATCAAATTGAAGAATATCTTCTCTCTGAGGAGCAATAGCACTCTGATTGGCAGGAGTAGCACTTATCTTAACATAATTAACTCCTCCTATGATACTATTAGGTTTAAAGCCTACAAGAGATAGAATACCTGTCGCTGTATCAAAGGTACCTATATTATCTACAATAGTGGTTAAACCATCTAATGTGACAACTTGAAGTTTATTACTACTTAGTTTATTTCTTATTTTACCTGCTGTATTGTCAATGTTAAAAGGAGTACTATCTATAATATAGTTTATATCATCTGCAGGTGCTATAGATGTCGGGTATCTTAAAGTAAAATCATTCTGAGCATCTAATCTAGGTACAATTCTTTGTTGCATCTTTACTTCCATACGAGAAGAAAGTACAGCTGGAGATACGTCATCAATAAGAGTAAGTATGTTTGAACGTCTATAAGCTTGACCAAATTTACCTGTGTTAGTATTAAAGTAATCTCTTACTGTAGTATTAACATTATCAGTAATACTGTTTAAAGATAAGGTAGTAAGTTTAGGATTAAACTGGAAGAATGTATTTGTTTCGATAAACGTAGTAACAGGGTCTAAGTATCTTAATCTAAATGATACAACTGATAGCTGATCTACTAAATCCTGAATACTATTCTTAGTTGTAGTCTGAGTAGATAGAGGTACATCATCTTCAAATACGATAGACATATACACAGCACCAAACTCTGGTTTAAGGGCATCTTCTCCTCCAAACGATTTAATATCTTTAATAAGAGTAGAGAAGTTTCTTAATACCAGTGATGAGTAGTCATCTGCTGTAACCATTCTATTCTGAGTAGCATATTGGAATGGAGCATTTGTTCTAATAGACTGATTAGTTTCTTTTATATCTCCACCAAGGGAGTTAGTAACCGTCTGAGCTGTAATAGTATATCCGTTCCCACCTACATTAACTTGAGATATAGGAGTAAACAGAGCACCATCATTAGCAGCTGGACCTTGTACAGAGAGATAATCAACTTCTATTTTATATCCAGCCTTTGGAGTTACACCAAATGTAATTCCATCACCAAATGATAGTTCAAAGAACTCGTTAGGAGACTCTTTTAAGATATAAAGAGCTGTAGCAGCGTTAATTAATGTAGCCTGTTTTAAGTTTTGATATGTTGTAAAAGCAACAGAAGTGGGAGACTCATATACTCTAACAATAGTCGTATCAACATCTAGGTTCTTATCTGGAATAATATACAAAGCGTCTTGAGATACAGCATCGGCAATAAACGTTTTAGTTTTCTGAGTACCTTCGAAGATCTCTATGTTAGTAGATCCAGCATTTGTTTTAAATGAATATATACCAGAACCGTCATCAGTAGCTGTTACAGTTTCTCTTGTTTGGAATGTGTATGTAATATCATCAATAGAGCTTTCAAACACCACCCCTGGAGCTAAAGACACTGTTGTAGGTCTTTCAGCCAAAGAAGATAAGTTAATAGAGAAAGTAACAACAGCTCTGGAGGCTGTTCTTGATTTTGGAATATAACCAATACCTTCGGCTAACGACACGAGAGAGCTTCTCAGCTGCGCAGTCCCAAGGAATGACTCGTTCAAAGCGAAGTTAGCGATAAGTCCATTGTAGTGAGTGTTATAAGCTAGCACATCTAGTATATTAGATAGTCCAGATGCTTCGAAGTTATAGTCAGCAAACTCATCTTGTTGAGCTAAGAATGTCTTCAAGTTATTTTTAATCGACGTAAAGTCTAGGTTAGTTGACTTAATTGTAGTTGCCATTATCTTAGCCTCGATAGGTTCGTAGTGAATGTTACTGTTTCTTGTGTACTAATAATTTTAAAGTACACTGATACTCTCATATCATTTTGATCTGGAAGTACATTAACAGATATGGTAAGTATTTCAGCTCTTGGCTCATACTTGTTTATAGCGTTTCTAATATTCTCTTCTACTTCGTCCTCAGTATCTTCATCAGCTAATTCAAATAACATAGCTCTAAGATTACCACCAAAGAAAGGTTGAAAAGGTTTCTCATAAAAGTCTGTAAGAAGAAGATTCTTTATTGATTGCTTAACAGCTGCTGCATCTTTTTTCTTATAGATGTCACCTGACGGTCTTTTTGCAAAGGTTAAATCAATATCCAAATAGTCTACGGTACGCGAGGATATCAGCGTACTCTTCTGAAGATTACCATCTTCTGTAGATAAAACTCTTCTTATAGCCATTTGTCTTCCAATAATTTCTGTTATTTATAAGTTAAATTAGTATGTTTGATATTGATATGTAAGACTCTTTGCTTAATGATACTCCATCAGATGCAAAGGAGTATTGAGAGTCATTAAGATCTACGATTCGTATATTATTAAGCGTACTCAGCTTATTAACTATAGCCTGTCTTACTTGTAATTGCCTGCTAGTGGTGGTTTTATTTGTGACTTTAAACAACATAAAACTAATATCATGGTTTAATTTATATGATGTGTTTACTATCTTAAATACCCTCTCAGCGATTTGAGTAGGAGTATCATTTGAGCTTATAGCATCATTGACACCAGCAGATATAACAACCACTTCACTAGCTTTGATTAGTTTAATGTTTTTGATAATCTCTTGATCTCTAGAAGTTCTCGCATCCCTAGCAAATGTTTGCCACGGATCCCCTCCGAACACTTTTAAGTTTCTAGCATGTACATCACCAATAGTAAAGTAGCCTGTAACTTCATCAGGTAAGTCTGCTGGGAATTCAATTGCTGTAGATGGCGCCTCGGTTATTTCAATTAGCTGGTTTGTAGCTTGTATTTTATTATTAAAGCGTGTCTCTACTATTCCTTTAAAATTTAAATTATAATTAGAAGGAATAGCAGGCATCTCAATAATGATTTGAACATTCAGCTCACCTTCATTATAAGTGTCATAATCTAATATTAGCTTATCATATGTGCGATGATAGGTTTGTAAAAATCTAGCTAGTTCAAAAGTTTTATCATTATCAATCGAATTATTACGTCTTAGCTCATATACTACAGACCTCCCAGCTGTCGCTAAAAAGTTTGTGTTCTCTTCTGATTCAGTAATTTGTTCTTCTGGATCAGCTTTATATAATCCTTCTATAACAACGAGTTTATGTCTACTAAACCGCCTACTGTCTTCTCCAATAGTTTTTAATATCTGAGCTTGAGGTAATAAGTTACGAGCTATTTGTATTCTATCACTCACTTCAGGTATATGATCTAATGTAATACCTTTAAGAAAGTTACCCATTGTAATACCACTATTAAGCGATGTGTTAGCATTCACTTTAGAAAGTCCTTCAGGTAAGTATCTAAGATCTGGTAAATATTTAAGAGTCATTATCTAATAATCCTTTTAGAAGTAAGATGAGGAGATGGATTACCTAAAACAGAGCTACCTTGTATTATTAGAGTTTCTGTGTCTTGTACAGTTTCTATATTAGGAGGAGATGTGTTAGCATAATCTGGAGATAGTTTACCTTCCGATAACATTAAAGTTGTAAACTCTACATTGTCTCTATGTGCTGGATCTCTCATCTTACGTCTTACTTGAGTCATATCTATATTCTTATTTGTTACCCCTGAGGTCTTTTTAGATAGATCTATATTGTTCTTTTGTATGTCATCTGGATCAACCTTAACAATTAATACTCCTTTATCACTCTTTGTTCTATAATCAGTTAAAAGAGTAGAAGTAGGTTTAGCCGTTTCATCTGTATTATTAGCTAAATCATCTGCTGAGTTGTTTGTATATGAATACGCAGATCCAGATGTGTTACCTCCAGGATCAGTGTCAGGGTAATTCTGGGCAGCTGTGATATTAGATTGCTTTGCAGTTCCATTTAGATCACCGTGGAATGTAGTGTAGTGAGCTGATGTTCCTTCTACTCTAGTAATATTACCTTTTGGAGTATCCATTGAAACGTCAGCATATACTGTACCACCAGCTCTTAGATTCATTGTATACATTTGCATATTCTCGCCACCAATAGTGCCAGTATCGCCAAATACAGATAAGTTGTCAGCAGCTATATTAGCTTCAGGCGAAGTAAGTACAACTTCCTGCTCAGCTGTCATAGTTAACACTTTAGATACAGCTTGTGTGTGAGCTCCTTCTACGATATACCTGCTCTCACCTTTAACTATAGTTGATAGCCCTTCTAGGTACTGATGAGCTCCTCCTCCAGTAACTAAATTAGTCTGATTACCATCAACTGTTTTAATATCATCTCCAGTAACTGTTCTTGTGTACGGT